GTCCCCGCCAGTCCTGCCAAGATGAGCGCATGCCCTCCACAGATCGCGACTACGAGCGGCTCGCACAAGCCGCCAGGCGCCGCCGAGCCGAGCTCGGCCTTGCCCTGAACGACGCCAACGCCAAAGCTGGCGGACTCTCCAACCGGACCTGGCAGCGCGTCGAGAAGGGCCTCGAGATCCGTGAAACCAACTACGTGAAGATCGACAGACTGCTTCACTGGGCGCCCGGCAGCTGTATCGCCATCCTTGAGGGCGGCGAGCCGGTGCCGGTCGCGGACATGGCGGACGCCGACGCCGCCAGTGTCCAGAAGTCGCCGCTCTCTCGAGAGGTCATCGACAAGAAGGCGCTGAACACGGTGCAGCTTGCACTGGTCGCCATGGCGAAGGGGACGCCCGCGGAGGAGATCCGGGAGATAAGCGAGCGGGTAGTGCGCGACCTGCGGGAACAGGGGCTGATCTAGCTGAAGTTCAGCCGTTCGGCGTACAACCTTTCGCTTTTACGGTTTTATTACACAGCTTTCGCACATCACTTCGGTCCCACTCGGTCCCAACAGGCGCAAAACGTGGCACAGTCATGGCACGCCCTTCGAGGCTCCCTTCCGGGCGACATAAGGGGGAGCCATGCTGCAAAGAGACGCGCTCATAGTCGACTACGGGCCAAAGTTCTTCGGAACAGCGGTCCGCACCGGCGACGGGATCGTCTGCGTGGTTCCGAGCCAGATCCGTGACAGACCTGACGTCCAGGCCTCGATGCGGGAGATGGTGAGGGACCTTGGTGGTGAATGTGGTCACTGCCCGCACTGCCCCTTGGGGCGGGCGGACTGAGATCATGATGACGCGGAGGCGAGGCAGGAGGGGTACCTGCCGAGCCGCCGCGCCACCAGCAGCAAGGGGGCAACATGGCCAGACGTGCCCAGGACGTCTACACGGAATGGCGCGGCGGAACGTGCCGCGTGAAGTGGTGGAGCGGCGAGTACCGCGACGACGGCCGCAAACGCTTCGAGTCCAGGGGCGGTTTCACCGACGAGGACGAAGCGTTCGAGTTCGGCCAGGACCAGCTGTACGAGATCCGGCACGGCACGGGTATCTCCAACCGTGACGGCGCCACGCTCATGTCGGACTGGATCGACGACTGGTTTGCCGCCACGGACCATGCCTACACGACGTACAAGAGCTACAAGGCGATCATCAACCAGCACATCCGCCCGTACTTCAAGGGGAAGACGGTCGCAGACGTCGACGTCATCGCGTACCGGGCGTTCCGGAAGCACATCTACAACAAGCTGCCGGCGCCGGGTAGCGCACGCAACGTCATGACGGTGCTTGGCATGATCCTCGACGACGCGGTGCCGCGCCTCATCAAGGTCTCTCCAGTTGAGCGGAAGCGGCAGCGCGGCCGGTACGTCAAGAAGACGCAGCGGGAACGCAAGCGGGACATGGACATCGCGGCCGTCGACCAGCTCGCGCGCAACGCCGAGGTCGTCTTCGGCTATCCCGGCTACGTGATGATCTGGACCATGGCCATGACCGGGATGCGGCCCGGCGAGCTCTTCGGCCTGCGCCGTGAATACTGCTACCCCAACTGGCCGGCCAGCGACCCGCGCCCGGACCCGGACGAGGAAGAGCGGTACAAGGAAGACATGCTCCGCTACGGCAAGGGCGAGGGCCTCATGCCCGCGATCCGCGTGCAGCAGCAGGTGCAGCAGGAGAAGGGGACGCTTGCCGAGGTGCCGCCGAAGTACTTCTCGTACCGGACGCTGGTGATCCCTCAGTTCCTCGCGGACATGCTGGAGAAGCTGCTGGCCTCCCACGACAAGAAGTGGGTGTTCCCGGCGATCGCGGGCGGCTGCCTCGGCTCGGCGCGGTTCTCGGTGGACTACTGGCCTCACATCTCCAAGGGTGCTGAGGAGCGGAAGAAGGCCCCCGGCAGCAGGAACCCGCGGCCGGCCATCCCCGCCGTGCCGGACTTCGCGGGAAAGCGCATCTACCTGATCCGCCACGGACACAAGGCCTGGCTGGATGAGGACGGGCATAACCGGTTTGCGGTGGAGTCCCGGATGGGCCATGAGGTGCCGGGCGTTGAGGGCACGTACAGCAGCGTGACGGTGCCGATGGAGCGTGCCATCATGAAGGCGCTGCAGGAGCGGTGGGAGAGGTACCAGGAGCGTTGCGAAGGTTCCTGACGCTGGGGCCGGTTTCCCAGTCGTTTCCCACCGGCCGTTGTTTGATCTAGGAATCCCCTGGTCAGTCCCCTCCAGTCCCTCGTGCTCTCGTGTTCATAGCGAACAACTGAGGTCTCGTCTCCCGGGTCCGTCTGCCTGGGGTTACGGTATCCGCACATGCCGTGACCTGCGTGTTCATCTCCGCCGTGCATGCATCTGTGAGCATGTGTGCGCATCGATACGCATGATCGTTTCCCACTTGTTTCCCAGTGGCAGACTGTCCCTCAAGGTGACGCACATAAAGCGCCGGGCCCGGCTCCCCTGGGAACGCCCTTCGAGGCGATGTTGGGAGCCGGGCCCGGCTTCTATCTTCAACGAGTGCCCCCTGCACCGATTACGGCTGAGGGTTCACTCGTTCGGGTGAGTACCGAGCAGTCGTTGCCGGACACCCGTAGTGGTCCACCGAACCCGGGCCGAGGGGTATGCAGCCGGACGGTGGGCCCATCGGCGCCTCGGAGACCTGAACCCCGCAGCGCCGAAACTCTCTTCAGTTGCCAACCCGGGGCCCTGGATATATCCAGCTCCGGTTCCGCTTCGTACCGTCTGCCCTCACGTCATGATCGACGCGAGGGGTCGGGTTGCCAGAAGCGCGGTATCGCCGCATCGCCGCCGACATCCGCCGCCGCATCGCCGCCGGCGAATGGGCGGCCGGCGAAGCCCTGCCGTCCCGGGCGCTCATGGCGGCCGAGTACCGCGTCCATCCGCAGACCATGCGCCTCGCCTACGTCCTACTGCGTCGAACCGGCGTTCTTGAGGGCGAGGAGCGCAAGGCCGTCTTTGTGGCGCATCCTCCTGCTATGCGCACTCTCACGGATGCTGACGCGGAGTGGCCCTTCTCCAGCGAGACCACCGACACCCGCCCGCGTCCCGCCACGGTGGAGCTTGCGGAGCGGCTTGGCGTCCAGGTGGGTGTGATCCTGCAGCACGAGACGGTGGAGTGCCTGGATCCCGGGGGCAGGTCGGCGATGCTGGTGTCGTCGTGGTGGCGCGGGCAGCGTCGCCCGCACGTTTCGTACAGCGCCGAGGTGGGGGTGGTGGAGTTGACTGAGGATCAGGCGCATGCGCTGGGCCTGTTGGTGGACACGATCGCGTTCCGTGTGATCCGCACTCGGTTCACCCACGAAGGCCGCCCCCTGGAAACTGCCGATCTCATCTTGCCGATGGATCGTTGGTTGATTCGTCTCGCCCCGTGACCCCTCCCCAAGGGCCGCCGGGTGGCACGAGTAAAGCCCAGTTTCGGTCGTGACGGAAGCGCTTGCGGCAGATCCGTTCGACTTTCTGTGTGCAGTCCGCACGTTTCTGTAACCGCAGGTCAGGCGCTGGCCAAACGTTCCATCCGGTAACCGGTTGAGCAACCGCATTCGAACAAGAAGCGGAACGCCTGTGCTCGGTCTCTGGCCAAAACTCACGCCGACTCGCCATCCAGCCGGCGGAAGGCGGAGTCCGTCTGCGTCTGCCACTCCTTGTACAGCCGACCCGACTCGCGGCAGCTCTGCTCGACATCCCGGCAGGCGGCACAGGTAAGGGTGTGGCGGGCGTATGCGCCCCAGGCTTCCTGTGCGGGGCTCAACTGGACGGCGGCGGCCATGAGGCGGCGCGTGCCGCTTCCGTCGCCTGGTTCTGGGTCTCTAGGCTCGTCCACGCTGACGGCTCCCTACAGCTGTCGGCCACGCCCCCGTAGTCGTGCCCTCGACTGCGGGGGTCCTTCGTGAAATTGCAGGCTAGCGCGACTTGTATCGCTCCGTCTCGCTACGTATCGATCTGTAGCCCGAGATGCCGGTCTGTGGTGGCCTGCCTAGCGTCGAGATCATGGCCGTTGATCCTGACGCTGAGATTGACCACGAGGGCCCGGTGACCCCGTACCGGCAGCTCGCCGCCATCCTGCGCGCGCGCATCGCCCGCGGGGACTGGCAGCCTGGGCGGCCGATAGCGTCGGAGACCAGGCTGGTGCAGGAGTACGGGCTCGCCCGGTCGACGGTGCGGCGCGCGATTGCGGTGCTCGCGGAGGAGGGCGCGGTGTGGACGGTGCAGGGGCGCGGCACCTACGTGGGGCAGCCGCCGGAGGAGTGATGCCCGCCTCGGTGCGGGAAGAGGCGGGCGTAGGGCGACGCTGTGAGTCTCTGCCCATCGCGAGGGGGCGTCTCTCCACTGGCCTTTCCCGCACGAGCCAGGTCACGTCACCCCGCGAAGCTTACGCCGAAGCCCCGCACGGTGGCGGGGCTTCGGCGTGGGGCGGCAGGGTCCGCGTTCAGGCCGCAGTGCGGCAGCCTCGCCGGATGCGGGCCCCGTAGGGCCGGACCGGCTCCCATCCCTGGACGCCCCTGTTGTGTGTGGTGGGAGTCCTGCGGCGATCAACGCCTACCGGGAGTGTATCGGGTGGTGCCGACAAGGCGGGGCGCATCCTCGTAGCCCGCTGACAGTGCCCGCCACTACGCTGATCGTCATGTCCTCTACTCCCCCGCCTTCGGGCGCCGCGCGGTCTGCTGACGCGGTGAACGAGGACATCCGCGCGCTCTTGGAGAGGACCAGGCGGCGCCTGTCGGATGTGGAGCGCGGCGAGTACGAGGAGCTGCTGCGGGAGTACGCGGCGGCGGTGCGCGCCAAGGTCACCACCGCGGCTTAGGATCCCGTCGTGACCATCGACTTCCCCAAAGACCTTCTCGCGCTCGAAGAGCAGGCCTGGCAGGCGCAGCAGGACGGGACCCTCATCACCGACCAGGCGCTCGCCGTGCACACGGCCGTGGGGAAGTTCGCCGAGCAGGCCGGGTTGTCGCGGCTAGAGGTCGAGATGGGGCTGAAGCGGGCCGTCAGGCACGCGGCGGCGGAGGCGTAGCGGCTACGGCATCCACCTGCAGAACCACAGGTAGTCGACGGCGTTCCAGAAACCGTCGGCGACGTCACGCAGCAGGCGGTAGATGCGGTCGCTCACAGCGCTTCCTCAGGACGCCAGTCGTCCGAGGCGGTTACGGTGGCCATCTGATCGGCAAGCGTGCGCGGCGCCCCGTCGGCGAGCAGGCTTCCCACCCGCTGCGCCAACTGGTCGACGGCTACGGGGTGGACGCTCCAGCCACAGGACGCCTGCATCTCTCGAGCGACGGCGCGCAGCTGTTCGGTGGGACGGCTGGCGGGGCCTGCGATGAGGCGGCTCCACGCCGTCTTGTACACGTCGACAGCAGCACCGACCGCCCGGGCCTCCTGCTGGACGGCCTGTAGTTCAGCAGTGGCGACATCCTCGGAGAATCCGAGGTGGCGAGCCTTGGCGAGGTATTCCGCGTGCTTGGTCTGGGCTTGCGCCTGTTGCGTTCGCCAGTTCACGGCCCCTCCAACGTTCTGCGCCCCGCCGATGCGTGACCATCAGCGGGGCGGGCGCGTGCAGCCATGCAGCGCGGATAGATGACCACATGCTACGGCGCGTCGCTGACAACGGGCTCGGGCCAGCTCGCCACGACCCGGCCGCCGTCCTCCCGGTCGACGAGGACGATGCGCGCCCCGTCGACACCGTACTGGCCGACGGTCTCCGTGAACTTGTCGCGCGCCGTCTCCTCACGGGCCCACCAGCCGTCGAACGCGGGACGGCCGTCCAGGTACAGGGTCAGCCTGTAGCGCTCGGGGTCAGCGGCCGGGATGGGATGCATCGAAGTGCTCCTGGATCGCCTGCTCGACGTGGAGCCGGTGGTTGTTGACGCGTACCGCGGCCTGCGAGGAGACGGCCTCCGACAGGTCCTCGGTCGTGAAGCCAGCGGGCAGCAGGAGCGGCCCCATCGGTTCATCGTCCGGGCGTGCGTCGTGGTACCAGCCGCAGTCGAGCGGGCAGTGGTAGCGGACGGTGCCGCCGAGGATGCTCCGGAGAGGGTGCGGGAACTCGGGCTGCGGGATCGTCGTCGCCGGGGGTGGTGTCAGTTCGGCTTCACGCTGGGCTCGCAGCATCTCGGCAAGCGAGGGCTGCGGGAGTCGTGCGAGCGCCGCGTCGAGGTCGAAGCCGTCGTCCATGCCCTCAGGATGGCAGACGACTACCGGACGTCGTCGTCGATGAGGATCGTCAGCGGCGCGCCCACCTCGGCCGCGACCTCCCGCAGGTCCGCGATGATCCCCTCCACCGTGGACGGCATGCGGGGCGCCGGCTGCCACGTAGCCAGGGAGTGGTTGCGGCACAGGTCGACCCAGCGATGGCCGTACTCGGGGAAGTGCAGCACCTGGGCGGTGCGGCAGTCGTCGCCGCACACGCTGCAGGGCTTGAGTGGCCAGCGCGCGATCCGGGCACTGAACTCCTTGCCCGCGGGTTCGGCCGGCGCGGGTTCGAGGGTGTTCGGGTCGACGCCGTGCTCGGCCAGCAGGTCGGTCACGTTCAAACTGTCTCCTCGATCAGCCCCGGAATGCCGTCGGACACCCTAGCGCCTATATTCGAACGCGTGAACGACATGCCGCCTGCCGAGCGCCTCGAGAAGTTGCGCACCCTCGAAGCGTGGCTCGACTGGCAGCTACGGCAGACCCGCGAGCGCATCCGCACCCTTGAAGCCGAGGTCGAACGGGATCAGCGGCAGCGCGAGCGAGCGTGGCGCGAGCAGCAGTGGAAACTCCAGCCGTCCCGCGCGGCCGGCGACCGCACGAGCATCCTGCACCGCGGCGGGTGCACGCTGTGGGAAGGCGCGGCGGGATACCTCTCCCGGGAGGACGTGCTCCTCGCGCTCGACGACGAGACGATGACGATCGAGATGTGCGGCATCTGCCGGCCCGAGACCGGGCTGCGGGAGTAGGCGCTCGCCGGTCGCACACTGCTCCCGAATCGATACGCCCCATATGGGGTACTTCGTCCGCTATGTGCAGCTTTCGAAGAGAAGGAGCACTCTCGTGATCATCAAGAGCATGCACGAAATGGGCATCCGCAGCGAGCACGCCTACCTCGCAGGCATGGCCTCTATAGGGCTCAGCATCGCCTCCTGGGTCACCAGCCTCCAAGCCGAGCCGGGCAAGGGTATAGACCGCGCCGACCGGTGGGGAATCTTCGTCGGCGAATGGGCGCCCACCTTCTTCGGCCTCGGCCTCGCCCTCTCCCACTACGAACAACAGGACGGCACCATCACCGCCGGCAGCATCCACGAACTCCGGGAAAAGCAGAAGACCGGCTGAAGACAGACAACCGCCCGGCCGTGACTCACACGTCCGGGCGGGGTTTGGCCGTCGCGCGACGTCTACGCCACCACGACCACTGAGCACCGTGCACGGCGCATCAGAGCTATGCCCAGGATGCCAGAAGCCCCGCCGAGACGGGGGAGCCCGGCGAGGCCTGGGGACAGTGTGGCACGGGGGCGGGCTCAGTCGCGGAACGTCCGCTCCAACACTTCGGCGATCCCCCGGTCGTAGCCCTCCGGTGGCGACGTCGGCGGTTGGCCCGCGGCCTTCGACATGCCGAAGTACGCGTCGACGTGCGCGACCGGCGTGCCGTCCTCCAGCACCGCAGCCTCAGCGGCCCGGCGCAGATCGTGCACGCTGACGTCCAGACCGGCTCGCCGCATCGCGTCGCGGAAGACCTTCGGCAGGAAGTGCGGGATGCCATTGGGCCGCAGCCCGATCAGCAGCGGCTCATCCGGTTCCGTCTCCTCCCCCGCCAAGTAGCCGTCGATTGCGGCGGCAGCGGACGGGGCCACGCGGATCGTTCGACCCTCTGGCGGGCGCAGGCCGCGAACGGTGAGCTTAGGGTCCGCGCCCGGAGCCCAGTCCCGAACCAGCAAGCTCGTCGCCTCGCCGCAGCGCAGCCCGGCGAACAACATCAGCGACGTGGCCGCGTACAACAGTGGGTCGTCCTTCGTGGCCGTCAGGGCTGCGTGGGCTGTCGCCGCGGGCAGGACGGGTCGTACTACCGCTCTCACCATGCGGCGACCGTAGCGGGGCGGGATGACAGCCGGGGCGGAAAGTCGAATCTCGCGCCCCGACCGGCGATTCGGGCCCGGAGTCGGTGTGGTGCGGCAGCGGGGCCCTTCGGGTGTCCATCAGGGGATCGGCTGGCGAGACAAGTTGAGATGAGGTGACCGGTCGCGTTCCCGCAGGACGTCTTGTCTCAACAGGGTGTTCCGCTAGAATTCTCAACACTCCCCCGCTACTTGAGACGAAAGGCTGACTTGTGGACGACGTCCGGATCGGGTATGCCCGCTGTTCCACCGACGAGCAGGACACCACCGCGCAGCGCGAATACCTCCTCGGCGCGCACGTACCCGAGGCGAGCATCCACCTCGACCACGGCCTGTCCGGCAAGGACCGCTCCCGCCCCGCCCTCGACACCGCGCTCGCTCAAGTCAGCGGCGCCAGGCGGGCCGCACCCGAGGGGACGGCCGTCACGCTCGTCGTGCCCAAACTCGACCGGCTCGGACGCTCGATCCGCGATCTGCACGACATCGCCGACGAGGTAACCGGCTGCGGCGGCCGGCTGGAGTTCGCAGGCAAGGTCTACGACCCGACCGACGCCATGGACAAGATGTTCTTCAACATCCTCGCCACGTTCGCCGAGTTCGAGCGAGACTTGCTCGTGCAGCGCACCAAGGAAGGCATGGCAGTCGCCAAGGCCAAGGGCAAGCTCAAAGGGGGCAAGCCCAAGCTCGGGCCAGTCCAGCGCAAGCACATGCGCGAGCTGTACGAGGCTGGTACCCACACCATCAGCGACCTGCAGACGGAGTTCAAGGTCGGCCGGGCCACCGTCTACCGGATCATCAACGAGGGTAGCTGAGCACGACGAAGCGCCCCGCCACTGCCGAAGCAGGCGGCGGGGCGCGGTCGTGCGGTCAGTCGGCGCGGCGTCCGCTGGGGTCGAGGCGGCGGTATGCGGCGAGCCCCATGAAGCCGAGGAGCGCCATGGCGTTCTTGAGCGGCGACTTCCTCTGCGGTGCGGACGACGACTCGGGCGTGCAGGTGTAGTGGGTCGAACCCTCGCTGTCCGGCGCACAGTTGTAGGTCGTCGACTTCCCCAACTCGTCCGTGTAGGTGAACGTCCACCCAGACGGGGGCGGTCCAGCACTTCCCGGATCGCCCTTCGGGCCTTGGGGCCCAGGGACGGTCGACGCAGGGCCGGGGCTGCCTGCTGGTCCAGCGGGCCCTGGGCTACCGGCCGGCCCGGGGATCGTTGACGCAGGCCCGGGAACAGTCGAGTTGGCGCCTGGCCGGCCTGGAGCGCCCGACGCTCCGCTCGGCCCGGGGCTCGGCGTGATCGTCGGCGCAGCCTTTCCAGGTGCTCCCGATGGGCCGACCGGCCCGGGAATCCCAGCGACGCCTTGCAGGCCGCGGACGATGCTGCTCGCCGCGGGCGCGGACGGCCGCACCCCGTGCTGCTGGAGCTGCTTCCGCGTCGTGTCCAGACCCGTGGCCAGGCGGGAGATCACGGTGTCCTGCGCGTCGGCGTGCTGCTGTAGGCGCCGGTTCGTGGACTCCACCGTGTTGAGCGCGAAGGCCACGAAGGCGGCGACGACGAGCAGCACGCCGAGCACGGTCCACAGGGCGGCGCCTGCGAGCGCCGATCGGGGAGCCCTTTTGGATGGCTCCGTCATTTGGCCCCCTTGATCGTGCCGTAGGCCTGGACGGCGAGCGCGAGGAACGCCACGGCAACGGTCAGGATGCCGAGCCAGCGGCCGAAGCTGAGGGCCGGGCGTTCCTCGAGTTTCTCGACCCTGCCCACCAGTGCCTGCACTTCGCGGTCCCGGTCCTGCTCTGCCTCTTGCCACATGCGCACGGTGACCGCGTCTTTGGCGAGGTCTGTGATCCTGCTGTCGAGTGCGGCGTGTGTTCTGTCCGTTCGCTGCTCGTGGTCAACGAGCCGTCTGTACACCTCGCCGGGTGACACGTCATCGGTCACCGTCACCGTCCCCTATCTCGCACCAACAGCGACCGAACGCGCCCTGCTACGCCGCGGGGGTAACACCCGGCCCCGGCGGCGGGTCAGGCACCGCAGCGACGGCGGGCCGGCGGCGGAGCAGCGACGCGGTGGTGGGGTTGCCGACGTAGCGGGCGAGGGCGCCCTTCGCGGCGGAGAGGACCGGCACGAGGAGCGCCGCCCACCACATGGGCAGGTTGCTGAACTCGGTGATGGCCACGCCGAGTGCGGCTTCCCCGGCGGTGGCGCCGACGCGTTCGCCGAGGTCCAGCCAGTAGGCACGGTTCATCGCCATCATGCACCTGCCTTCCCGATCGCGGCAGCCAGCTTCTCGAGAGCCGCTTCCGCGCCCGCCTGGGCTGCGGCCGTGGCCTGCTCGACAGTCAGTCCGCCAGCCTTGCTGAGGGCGGTGATGACGCCGGAGAGGGCGCCGACCTGCGCGGTGAGCGAGGCGACGGCCCCGTTGGTTCCGGCGATGTAGCCGTACACGTCGGGCAGCTGCGGGTTCTTCTTGAGGGCGTCGGCGTTCTTGTAGCCGAGGACGGCCATGGCGGACGCCGTGGCGACCTTCTGTACGTCCGTGTCACTGAGGGGCATGTCGGTCTCCGGTGGGGCGTATGAGGTCACGGCGGTGCCGCCGCGGGGGTCGTTGGGGTCAGCCGTCGGCGGGCACTGCCCGTCGGGGAAGCGGGGCGCGAAGTAGCCGACGACTCGGGTCGCGCGGCGTAGCTCTTCATGCGACCAGACGCCGTTGCCCTGCCCGCGGTCCTGGGATCCGGCCTGAATGCTGTTGCCGCCCTTGGTGAATACGTGCTGGTCGTCGAACCCGGTGACGATCTCGGTGTGGCCGCCGTCGTCGAAGTTCACCCAGGCGCCGACCGACGGGTACTCGGACCACTGGCCGCGGGCCTTGGCCCAGTTGCTGAAGCTGGTGACGTTGTCGACCTTGGGCACGATCGCGTCGAGGCCGACGTCGTGGTACATATCCCAGTTGAAGATCACGCACCAGCTCACGCCGTTCTCGCCGTACTCGGCGCCGAACTGGGTGACGTTGTTCCAGCCGACTCCGCTGGTCCACGTCTCGTAGACCTGCTCGGGGATCGACATGACATGGTCGAGGACCCTGCGCCACTGCGGCACGGCAGGGGGCGGGGTGGCGCCCCCGGCCCACGCCTTCAGGTCCGCCACGCTCGAGAAGTTGGCGACGTCCTGGTCGACGGGGTTGCTGCTGTACTGGTGGATCACCCACGGGTGTTGTACGCGGGGCTGTCCGGCGGTGACGTAGTCGGCGATCCATAGGCCGTCGCCGCAGTTGCTGTCGGTGTCGACGGTGAGCCAGTTGGTGCGGTCGACGTAGACGATGACCCGGTGGCCGGGCGCCTTGGAGCGGACGCGGTTGATCCAGGCCGTCTTGTAGTCGCGGGCCTGCTGCTCGGTGACGGTCTGCCCGTACCACTCCCAGTCCAAGCAGAGCACGTCCCCGGGCTGAAGATTGATCTGGCTGAGGAAGTGGTCCGCCTCCGCAGCCGGGGAGTTCGAAATGCTCGGGTAGTGATAGAAGATCGTCACCAGCCCGGCGGCGCGCGCCGTCGCCCTCTGCCCCACCCAGTGCGGGTTCACGTAGCCAAGGCCCTCGGTGACCTTGATGCCGACGAACGACAGGCCCGCGGCCGAGTAGCTGGTGTCCTGGTAAGAGGAGACGTCGATCCCCTTGAGCATCACGCCTCCTCAGCGCCAGATTCCGAAGACGAAGTGGCCGGCAAGCCAGACCATGAAGAGCAGCAGGAGGACGTGCAGGAACGTCCAGTGGCTGATCGGGACGCCCTCTTGCACCCCGAACCAGTCCCAGACGGTGTAGCTGAGGGTGTTCTCGGGTTTCTGGATCAGGGCGATGGTCTCGGGGACGGCGAAGCCGACGACGAGCCACAGCAGCCAGTACCACTGCCATCCGGTCATGACTGCCCCTCGTTGGTCTGTGAGGGGAGGAACTCCCACTCGTCTTTGGCGTACCGGTCGAGGAGCCACGCCGGGTATGTGACGGAGTGGATGCCTCGGTTGGGTGATCTGTGGTGCACATCGCAGATGATCACCAGGCCGCCTTCGGACTCCGCGTAGTTGAGGAAGTCCTCGTCGGAGTGGATGTTGGCCTGCGGGAAGTCCTTGGCGACCTTCTGCCAGTCGATCTCGTTGAGACCGGAGAACTCGGCGATCGAGTGGTGGGCCTCAAGCTGCTTGGCACCCGCGCAGCGGTGCCCTTCCGGGAGCCCGGCCTTGATCTGCGCGAGGGTGGCGCCGCCGATCCAGCAGCCGACGCCGAGTTCGTGGATCAGGTGGTGCTGGGCGTGGTGGAACACCTTGTAGTGCGGGTCTTCCTCCCGCGGGGCGTGCGGCGGGTAGGCGACGACCTCGTGCAGGGTGCGCCGCTCGAAGTGAGCGGGCGGCACGGTCGGTTCGGTCACGGGGGCCTCCGAGGTGAGGGCGGGCATGACGAAGACCCCCGAGCCGACGGCTGGGGGTTGAGGGCGACGAAGGCTATTCGGCGAGCTGCTGGTGCAGGTCGGCGACCTTGGCGCGGTTGGCGGCGAGGGCCTCGTCCTGTGCGTCGAGGCGCTGCGCGGTTTCGGCGTGCCGTCGGTCGACGTGCCGTCTCAGGGCGAGGTGTTGCAGCAGGAACGCCGGGGTGATGATCACGAATTGGGCTTCGATGTTTCCGCCGACGTCGCTCCAGCGGTACAGCAGCAGGTAGGCGTCGAGGGCGACGAGGAGCAGCGCGGCGACGATCCAGCGGAGGCGCATGGCACCTCCCGGGGGCTTCTGGTGCGAATCGGTTACGTCGTTGCGGTTGAGCCATCGTGGCGGAATGCTGATCCTGTGTCGGTGGCAGCCATATCCGACAGACCCTCAATCGTCCGCCGTGCTGTGCCCGTCCGCCGAATACGGGTGGGCGATCCGGTGCTGTGGGCGATCGCCGTCGCCGTGTTCGCCGTATACACGACGCTGTCTGTGGCCCGGTACGTGACCGGGAACCCATCGTCGTGGGATCTGGGGATCTTCACCGAGGCGGTGGCGCACTACGCTCGGGGCGACGCGCCCATGGTGGCGATCAAGGGCATGGATCAGCGGGGTGATCACTACTCGCCCGTCCTGATGGTGCTCGCGCCGTTCTTCCGCCTGTTTCCGTCTGCGGTGACGCTGCTGGTCGCGCAGGCCGCGATGGCTGCCGCGTCCGTCGTACCGGTGTACCGGGCGGCCGTGAAGCTGCTGACCAGGGACGAGGCCCGGCTGATCGCCGCTGCTTACGGCCTGTCGTGGGGTCTCGCGGAGATGGTGTGGAACGACTTCCACGAGATCGCGTTCGCTGTGCCGCTGCTGGCCTGCTCCCTGTCTGCCCTGGCCCGCAGACACTTCTGGGCGGCCGGCTGGTGGGCGTGCCCGCTCGTGTGGGTGAAGGAAGACGAAGGCTGGACCTTGGCGGCGATGGGCCTGGTCCTCGTCCTGTTCTACCGTCAGCGGCTGGTCGGTGGCCTGCTCGCCGTGTGGGGTGTCGGCTGGTCTCTCCTCGCCGTGTACGTCCTCATACCGGCGATGAACCCGCAGCACGTCTACCCGTACTGGAAGGACAGCGCCCACCATCTGGGTGTGCTCCTGGACGGCTGGGAGACGAAGGGCCCGACGCTGGCGCTCCTGCTGCTGCCCACGGCTGGCCTCGCGCTGCGTTCCCCGCTGGCGTTCGCCGCGGTGCCCGCTGTGGCCTTGCGTCTCGTTTCGTCGAACTCCGCCTACTGGGGTACCGGCTGGCATTACAGCGCCACCGTCATGCCGATCCTGTTCGTCGCCGCGGTCGATGGGCTGCACCGGTTGCGGGCCCGTCCGTCGTGGGGACGGCACGGGCTGTCGCCCTGGCTCAGCAGGCACGGGTCGGCTCTGATGGTGGCCGTGGCCGCCACCATGGCGTTCCACTCGCCGCTCAACCAGTTGTGGCAGCCAGGCACCTACCGCACCCCAGCGCACATCGAGACCGCGGCGCGCGCCGAGCGGATGATCCCGTCCGGGCAGACGGTGGCCGCGACGATGGGGCAGTTGGCGTCGCTGGCCGCCAGGGACGACGTGTGCTGGAACCAATGCCCGACCCCGCCCGACTGGCTGCTCCTCGACCAGGCGAAGGGCACATGGTGGCAGCGGGATGGGGGCCCGGCCGCGATGGCCGGTCCCTATCCGAGCACGGCGGCATACCGGGCGGTGTTCCACGAGGGCGAGGTGTGGCTGCTCAAGCGGGTGCGGTGACGGTCACAGCGATCACGTGAAGGTGATCGGGCTGGTGCTGTAGTTGGTGGTGTACGAGGTGGAGCTGTTGTCCTGCTTTTGCACGGTCGCGGTGATCGTGACTCCGGTGGGCGGGGTGATGGCTTTCAGTGCTTCGACGATCTGGCTGGCGAACGCGTCGGTCATGCCGCCCTGCGTGGTGGCGACCCACTGGCCGTAGTCGGTGTCGCTGGGGGTGCCGGTGCCGACGGTGAAAACGTACTCGGTGCTGCTGCTGGTGCTGCTCACGCGTTCTCCTCGGTGGGTGCGGGGATGGTCCAGCCGGTGGGCAGGGTGATGGTCGGCTCTTCGCCGGGTATCGGCGTGGGTGGGGGGAGGGGTTCGGGGTCGCAGTCGCAGCCGGTGCAGGTGGCTTCGTGGATGCGGGCTGCGGCGTCGATGTGGATGGCGTGCTCCGCGCACCCGTAGACGGCCATCGTGGTGTCGTCGGCGGTCGGCAGCGGCGGGAAGACGGGCGGCGGCTGCTGCGGGTCGGCGAGGAGGAGGGCTTGGGTGCGGCGTGCTTCTTCGGCCGCGACCAGGGTGGCGAGCTCATCAGTGGTGGGCCGTCGCCGCCACTGGGCGATGGGCTTGTTGCCGCAGGTGGAGCAGGCCGGGCCGGGGCTGGGCGGCAGGGGCGTGAAGGGCGCGGGCTGGGGGCCCTCTGGAAGCTCGGGTGTGGTCATGGGGGTCTCCGATCAGGCGTGCATGAACCACAGCAGCATCGAGCTGTATTGGGGGGCGGAGGCCTGTGTGCCCACGCTGGCGCCTTGGTTGGCGAACATCTCCAGGTAGTCGTTTGCGTTGAGCTGGATGATGCCTGCGGCCACTGCGGAGGCGATGAAGGCGGTTGTGCTGAAGCTGCCGTATGCGGCGTTGATCGGGGAGCCGTTCTTGTAGAGCTGCGCGACCCGGTTTCCGGTGGAGTTGCTCTGCCAGATGATGCTGGCGAACGCGAAGTAGTAGCCGGAGACTTGTGCGACGTAGCGGCTGGTGTTGCTGGTGGTGGAGTGGCCGCCGTAGGAGTCGATCTGCTCCGAGTCGAGGAGGATCGCGGCGGGGTTGTTGGCGGTCAGGGATTGGGAGGCGGTCTGGTAGCCCCAGAACGCGGGCGGGTTGAGCAGGTACGTCAAGCCGTTGTAGACGTTGGCGTTCCACAGCGCGCCGGTTATGAGGTTGCCTGCTTGTTCGCTGGCGGGGACCGGTACGGGCAGGTTGGCCATGAGCGGCCCCTCCTAGTAGGCGAAGTTGCAGGCGTCGAATTTGGTCATGGCGTCCCAGGTGGTGGCGCTGGTGATGCCGCTGGGCAGCGGTTCGCAGACGGTGTCGCCGCTGGTGTGGGACTTGGTGGTGGCCGCTTGGAGGGTGATCACGGCGGTGGTCCAGCCTGCCGACGTGGTGCTGACCGAGGAGATCGTGACGGTCTCCTGGTTGGCGGTGCCGAGTCCGAGAACGAGCTGCTGCCCTTGCCCGAGCTGGGACGCCGCCGCGTTCTGGTTGTCGGCGCCCGCGTTGATCGTGATGCTCGTGACCCCGGCCGCCGGGCTGCCGTTCAACGTGGTGTGGAATGCGGCGAACAGCGCGTATGGCGTGAGGTCCGCCGGACTGCACTGGAGCGTGACGTAGGCCTCGCCCTGGTCGTCCCAGTCCCATTGGATGCCCTCGGCATAGCACTCGACCTGAATCGCTGGCGCCGGGCTGGGCGGCCTACGCATGACGCGAACCCTGGTGCCGAGTTCCAGACCGAGCAGGGTCGGCCACAGGGCCGGGTTAGCCGCCGGATGCAGTTTCAGGGACTGGACCCGGGTCAGGGCGTTCTTGTAGCGGGACAGTAGGTATCCGGCGGCGTCCTGGCATTCCAGAGCCGACGAAGAGTTGACCGTGCGCGTCAGCGACCTGGGGAAATAGTTGGTTTGCGACGTGGCGTCCTGGGCGACGAACGTCTGATTCGTGCTGGCCTGGGTTATCGTGACCAGATTGCTCAGGTGCGTCGGGTCGTAGTCCAACTGGGCGTCTTCGTAGGGGATCTCCCCCGCGTTCTCCCCGAAGACGATTGCGGGCGTGAGCGAGTTGTAGCGGGCCGACCGCGACTTGAACGTGAGCGTGCCATCCCGGGCGACGAAATGCTCGCCGCTCTCCGTGTCCACGACCGCCTGAAGTGCGCTGAGCGCGTCCTGGCCCGAGAAGGACGCGGGCCCCATCGACGTCGTCAGCCCCGCCTGAACGGACGACAGCCCCGTGTACCCGGCATAGCGGAGGATCCGGTTGTAGCGGGCGTCCGTCGACTCGCCCGAGCAGGACGTCTTCCACGCGTTGTAGATACTCGTCATGTCCGTGGACGACAACGCCGAGGGGAACTCGGCGACGAAGCTGAGATCGCCCTTGTAGTTGAGGTAGGTGCCGTTGCCTACGGTGGGATCTACCCAGGCCCCAATGTTGTCTGAGACCAGTCCGGTTGGCTCCTGCGCCGAGGAAAGGGTCCAGAAGAGGGCATTCCCGTCGATGCTGACGATAAGCTGTCCATTCGCATGGTTGTATGACGCGATACCGAGATGCCAGTTCGAGTCCGCCATGCTGGTTGGGGACGGTATGTAAACTGCCGGGTTGTTCGTCGGCCCGCTTATTGTCACCCCGAACTTTCCGCTCGAGTCGAGTCCCCAGTACAGCTGGGATCCTCCGGGGAGATTGTTAACGCGCTGCCTATCGAATGAGGACCAGAACACGGTGTCGACGGAAGGCGTCGGACCCGTGTACCGGAATGCGATCATTCGGGTCCAGGAGCCCGACGGGTTCGCGGGGCCGGTGATTCCTGCGCTGGTCAGGGAGATGAAGGTGGCGCCGGAGATGATATTGGTGCCTGGGTTGGGGTTGTTGATGGTCACAACCGTGTCGGACGATCCGGTGTAGGCACCCGCAGACGTGGCGGATGTGATCTGGTTCCCCGACGTGAGTGATCCCGGACCATACTTGCCGGTCTGCCATGCGGCGGCCTTGTTCTGGCCCGTCGCGTCGGTGAACGTAGCCGCGCCTTGCGGGTCCCCCAGCGTGTACAGGAACCGCGGCGAGTGGGAGTTGATCTCCTCAATCAGCGGGTCGGACAACTGCACCTGGCTGAGCAGGGACAAAGCGTCAACAGCGGTCGGCTGCACGGTGCCGTAGGTGCCGGACATCGACCACTGCGACGGCCAGCGCTCCACGAACCCGCCGAACACCGGGTAGGTGACGCCAGGGCATACCCACGTGGTCGGCGTCGAGCTCTTTTCCCACTGCCAGCCATCCACCTGCACACTGCACGTCGCCGCCGCCGTACCACCGGTCTCGACACCGAACGAGACGCGGGCCGTGTTCGCCGGGGCTGTCGCCGTGACCGTGACGAGCGTCCAAGGGGCCGTGGCGCTCCCCGTCAGGGTGACCACGGACGACCGGATAGTCGAGATCGCCCCCGTCACGCTGGAGAACACGATCCACGCGTCCACCTGCAAGGATGCGGATGCGGTGACGTTCCGCACCTGCATCTGCACGGTGTACGTCACGCCCGGCTGCACGGCAGGCTGCAGGGTGAAGCAGATCGCCGTCTGCGCGGCCGTGCCAGACGGCACAGAGAACTGGAAGACGTTCGAGCCCTGCCACGCCGAGGTGGAGGCGGTGATCGTGCCGCCACTGCTGTCGGCGAGCGAGAACACGTCGATGCCGCTGGCGCCCCCGGGGATCGTGCCGGTGCTGAATCCGCCCAGGTCACCGCCCGTGGCCTGCACCTGCGTCAGGAGGTTGCGTGTCGGAGGCCACTGTGCCCGTACCCGGGTCGGCTGATAGGGCTGAATGTGCCCGAACCACGGCCCGGACGCGTTGTTGGGGTCCAGGGCGCCGTCCGTGTTCGCGAGCTGCGCGGTCAGCTCCGACGACCGGACCTGGTCCAGCTCATACTGGCGGCCCCGGTTCAAGCCCATCGTGCCGCGGGTCCGGCTGGTCACATCCACGTACCTGTCCAGGGGCAGGTCGCCGCCGTTGCAGTTCCAGTACGGCGCCCATGCGAACTCGACGCTCGGCCACGCCAGATTCAGCTGGCCAGGAGCCGACGACATGGTGTTGACGTGGTCGAAGTACGCGACCATGCCAGCCGCTTCGGTGCCGTAGTAGCCGCACGTCAACAGCACTGTCACGGCGGTGGCGGTCCACGAGTACGTGGCCTGCGCCTGCTGCGTCCACGTCCACCCGTCCGCCGACGTGTCGAAGTAGAAGACGCCCGCAGACTCGCGGATCCGCCACCACGCGTGGTTGTACGCGTCATAGGCGCCGATCGTCACCGACGCCGTCGTCGACCCCGACGTGACAACGGCAGCCCGCATCGTGCCGCCGCCATCACACATCAACAACGCCTTATTGCTGCCGCCCGCCGCGGTGAGCTGCAACTGGGTCTGCGTCGACCCGTTCCCCACAGGCGCCGGCGACACCCGGACGTAAATCGACGACCCCGTCGCATCCCACGCCGTCGACCCGAGGGACGTGTACGAGGCGGTACACGACACCGACACCCGGTCCAGCGTCGTGTCCAGCGTGACCCCGCTGCCAGACGACGCGTTCCACGTGCTGGTGTTGATCGCCGTGCCGCCGAAAAAGTCGACGAGCGTAGACAGCTTCGACGCCACCGGGCACCACCAATCTGGCGCCCGGCGGCGCCCTCACACGTCGGTTGAACTCAGCGCTGGTACTGCTGCCACGTCGTCGAACTGCGGGCGCCCAGCCGCAGGAACTCGCGCTGGACAAGGTCGCGGATGTCGCGGTTGGTCAGCACGCTGCCTTGCACCGTGATGTAGTTGACGACCGTCGGGCCCCCGCCGATCGCGCCGTAGCCGCCACCGGCGGCGAGCGCGGCCAGAGACGGGCCGTGGATCGTTCCGCCAACGGACAGCGCTGCGGTGCCGGCCATTCGGTCAGCGGCAGCGGCCACGAACGGCACCGAGGAGAACAGGCCAGCGGCGACCTGCTTGCCGATGTTCCGGCCGCCGATTTCCGGCGAGCCGGAGCCTGAGAGCGGGCCTTTCTTCGCCGGGGACCAGGGCAAGTGGTCCTTGATCTCGGAGACGACGTCTCCGATGGCGTTGCTGACGCCGCCGATCATCGCCTTGATGCCGTTGATCAGGCCGTTGATGATGTTCTTTCCGGCGTCATAGAGGAGGCTTCCGGCGTCGGAGAAGAAGCTTTTGATGAAGTTCCACACGTCGTGGAGTGCCTGGCTCGCAAGCTTCTTCAGGTCTGCCCAGGCTTTGCCCCAGTGGCCGGTGATGAGGTCGAGGACGATCCCGATGATGTTCATGATCAGGTGCATGCCGAAGGTGACGATGTTTTTGATGGCGTCCCAGACCAGTTTCACGGTGTCCTTGATGAGGCCCCAGACGACCTTCCACACCTGGTACAGCACCTTGAGTGCGGCGGCGATGAGGTCGAACACGACCTTGGCTTCCGTCTTGATGAACTCGAAGACGAAGTGCCAGACCTCGGTGATCTCTTTGCTGTGGGACTTCCACCAGTCCGTCAGATCCTTGGTCCGCGCCCTGATCCACTTGAGGACGTTGGCGTCGAACCATTTGGCGATGGCCTGCACGGCCTTGGCTGTGGCGTCCCAGATGACAGCCAGCGCGCGTATCGCCAGTCCGGCGACATGCCAGGAGGCAACGAACACGCCTTTCATGAACGTCGCGATGCCGTTGACGATGGTCCGGAACGTCTTGAAGTGGTTGTAGGCGTAGACGAGCGCGGCACCGACCGCCATGACTCCGACGACGATCAGCTCAACCCAGCCGAACGATGTGACCAGTGCCGTACCCACGGCGACGATCGCCGCGACCAGGGTGGTCGCCAGCGCTCCGGCGAGCATCTCGGCCGCTATCTTGTGCTTCATCAGCCAGTCCACGCCGGTGCGGATCCAGCCGAGGAACTTCTGCACGTAAGGCAGCAGGATCGAGCCGAGCTTGATGCCCAGGTTGACCAGGGTCGCCTCGGTCTCGTGGAGCTGCTGGTTGAAGGTCTGCTGCGTCTTCTGCCACGCGTCCTGGAAGTGCTGCATGCTGCTGTCGTGGCTGATGGCGTCGAACTTGGTTTTCAGCCCGTCCAAGTTCTGCATCAGCGACATGATCGCCTTGTCCGACCGGCCGCCACCGAAGATCTTCGCCAGGACGCTGTCGGCTTCCGTGCCCGACACTCCCGCTTTCTCCAGGCCGTCCTTCAAGTCCTTCAGGGCGACGTACAAACCGTCGGGCTTCTTCAGGTCCAAGGCGAGCTGGTTCTGGGTGATCCCCGCCTTCTGCATCGCCTCCTGCATGGCGGCGCTGGACGACTTCACGTCGGTCGACGCCAGGCCGAGACCGACGAGCATCTTCGCCGCCTGCTTCGCTGGCGTGGTCATCATCGAGATGCCCATCGTCAGACGAGTCGCCGCAACCTCCGCGCTGTTGCCGCGGTCCGTCAGGTAGGCGAGGCCGGCACCCATCGAGTTGACGGAGATACCCATCTGCGCGGCCGTCGGAGCCCAGTTCTTGATGGACTCGTTGAAGTCCTGGAACCGCATGTCGCCTTCGCCGACGATCGCGTTGAGCGACGCCATCGTCGGCCCGGCCTGCGAGGCGCTGAAGTTGAAGGCCTTCATCACGCTGGACAGCGAGTAGGTGGTGTCTTCCAGCGACGACCCGGAGATCCGGGCCTCCTCGGCGCTGTACTTGACGACCTCCAGTGCGGACTTCAGGTCGAGTCCTGCGGAGATCGGGTGGTAGAGGGCCTCGGCCATCTGCGTGCCGGTGTAGCCGGTCTGGTCGCCGAGTTGCAGGACCGCGTCATCGAGTTGCTTCGCGGTCATGTGGACGGCTTTGAGCTGCTCGGTGGAGAGACCGGCCGCCGTGTACAGGCGGGTCATCTGCTCCTGGAAGTCGGCGGCCCACTTCACGGAGACGGCCCCGACCGCGACTGCTGCAGCACCTGCGACGACGCCGATCTTGCCGAGTTTCTGGAAGGCGCCGCCGATCGCCGTGGTGGACGCTTCGCCCTCCGCGGCGGCTTCCTTCAGACCCCGCTTGAACGGGTCCGTGATCGCGCGGAGGACCACATACAGGTCGCCGACTTCGGAGGCCACCGCCCACCCCCTTACAGCGGAAGATGAGATGAACAGGTGACGAGCCAGTGCAGGTGGGGTGTACGGTCCCGGTGCCGCGCCCACAGCCAGAGGGCGCCACCGCACTACAGGGGGGAATCTGTGAGCCAGCGGCCCGAACCGGCACAGAAGCGGCCGATGAGCAAGAGAAAGAAGATCGTTATCGGCGTGGTCGTGCTGATCGCGGCCCCGCCGTTCATCGCCGGCGTGGTGTCTGGGGTGAAGGACTCCGGTCGGCATGACAGCACCGCGGCAGCCGCTACGCCTGCGGCCAGCAGCATCCGGCCGGAAGCGAAACCGTCAGCGAAACCGAAGCCGAGTACGGCGACGCATGCGGCGACACCCGGGCCGGCGAAGATGCTCGCCGACCTCGACACCGGCCGCTATCCGGTCGGCGACTATCAGCACGCGCTCGACGCGCTCGCGCCGAAGTGCAAGCAGGACGAGCAGCACATCGCGGGGATCGCCAACGGAACTCTCGAAGATCTCCAGAAGAACGGCGTCACGGACGAGACGGAACTGAGCGTCCTGCAGCACCTGGACCAGTCCATCCCGAAGGGCGCCCCTCGCATGGACTGCGTCAGTATCGCCGCGTCCTATGCGACGCTCCGGGAGGGCTAGAACACCCGCGTCCAGGCGTTGCCGTACAGCTTGCTGAAGATGCTGACGGCGGAGATTTTCGTGGCGAATTCGGCGGCCGGCTTCAGCCACGGGTACGTCGCCCCGTTGCGGAGTCCGGTCTCGAGGTAGTAGCCGTACCGGTGCGCTTCGGTCGGGTTTCGCCCATACGGGGGCGCGAACCCGACGCGGGGGCCGACCTTCGTCATCCACCCGGTCGCGTCCTTCTCGATCGGCGTGTGCCCCACCGACCGTTTCAGCGTGCCCGAGATGACCGCGGGCCCCTCCCCCGGGCGGGCTGGGGTGCGCGTGCCGTAAGGGTGGCGGCCGTTGGAGGCGTTGATCTTCGCTTGTCGTTCGACTGCCGTGGCGAGAGGCTCCAGCGCCAGCCTGGTCCGCGCATCGCCCTCGGTCGCCAGCTTCGCGAACCCCGCCGTGAAGATCCCGGGACGCAGCTCTGCCATGGTCATCCCTTCTGCTGCTTTTGGGCGTTCGCTTCGGCTTCGCGGCGGGCAACCATCAGGTCCCAGCACACCCGCCGCACATACGGTGGTGTCGCCATCAGGTCCCGCCACGACCACCGGTACTCGCGCATCAGCTCGACCCACTGCACCTCAACCGGCGCCGGTCCCGACCCCCAGGTTCCTTCGTAGATGGACTCGGCGGGCCACAGGACGTCGTTAAGGTAGGGCGAGTCGAGCTCTAGCGAGGGTTTTGCAGCGCCGTGATGACCTCCATGAGGCGCTTGAGGATCGCGCCAGGCGCCTGCTTGACGACATCGGCGGTGCGCGGCGGCGAGGGCAGAGCAGGCAGCGGGTCGTCGTCGGCCATGACGTCGTACACGTTCCACTTGCGGATCATCTTGGCGAGCATGCTGTACACCGCCGGAGCGGCCTTCTCCTCGTCTACCGGACGCCCCTCGTCGTCGACCTGGACGTCCTTCATCGCACCCTTGGCCTCTTCTAGGGCAGCCGGCGGCATCATGCCCGGGTTGCGGATCTCCACCCATACCAGGTCTGCGCCGTCCGGGGTGAGCTCGGGGAATTCGATCCTGGGGAAGAGGGTGCCGTAGGTGACGCCGGGGGGCAGCGGGATCGGCTCCTCCTGCTGTTCGGCGGGGGGCGGGGTGTCGGTCGGTGTGCTCATGGTGGTGTCCTTCGAGGGGAGGGCGTTGAGGGCGTGAACCCTGGCCGGGCGGCGACGCCCTCACGCGCCAGCCCAGCCAGGGAGTGGTTGGAACCGCCAACTAGCCGTTCGACCAGTACTTTTGGAGTCGTCCGGGGTATAATTGGCAAGTGCGGGAATGCGGAAAATGCGGGGTCGTGAAGCCGGTTGATGACTACTACTTGAAAAAGCAGACGGGAAAGCCGCGAGGGCGAACATGCAAGGAGTGCCACAAGAAGGCTGTCGCCGAGCGAGTGAAACGCATCGCTGACGACCTCCCTGCTCTTCAGCGCGGCTACGATCTCAAGCGCCGCTACGGAATCACCGTCGCCGAGTACGACCGACTTCTACGCGAGCAGGGCGGCGTCTGCGCCATATGCGATGGTCCGCCAGGACAGCGAGCAAAGTACTTCCACGTCGACCACTGTCACGTCACCGGTCGCGTGCGCGGACTGCTGTGTAGGCCATGCAACAAGGGCCTTGGCGCATTCCGTGACCGTTCCGAAGTGATCCGTTCCGCCATCACCTACGTAGCCGGAGCTCTCGATGACTGAGGCGTGGAAGCAGTGTTCCGCTTGCGGTGAGAAAAAACCCCTCACCGAGTTCCATCGGAAATCCGGATCTCGTGACGGACGGCAGCCCCGGTGTAAGCCCTGCGCTGTCGCGCTCGTCATCCAGTGGCAACGAGACAACCCAGCTCGACACTACGCCAAGCAGCGCCGCTCCGACTTGAGGCGGCAGTACGGTCTGACTTCCGAGGAAGTGGAGGCCATGTTCGAGCGCCAAGGACGAGCGTGCGCGATTTGCCGCTCCCCGGAAGGGCCCGATATGCGCGTGGTCCTGGACCACTGTCACACCTCGGGCCGTGCCCGGGGCCTGCTCTGCGCCCACTGCAACACCGGCCTCGGCATGTTCCAAGACGACGTGGAGAAGATGGCGAGAGCTGCCGCGTACCTTGATCGCTAATATGCGCTGGTGCTCCAGTTCTGGAGCACGGCCTGGACGGCGCCGCCGTCGGTGGTGTTGTAGATGCCGCTGAGGCTGAAGTCCGCCTGGACGTAGGGCTGGGAGAGGTCGCGCTTTCCCTTGTAGTAGCCGCTCTTGCTCATGGTGAGCGACAGGGACTGGCCGCCGCGGGCGACGGGCTGTTGGAGCTGCGCGGTGGTCGCGGTCTGCGTGTATTGCAGGTAGAGGTTCATGTCGGTCTGGTTCTCGAAGATCGCTTTATAGCTGCCGTCGACCTCGATGGGACCGGCGAAGACCTCGCGCGGCGTCTGGTTGCCGTCCGACGACGCGATCGCTTCGGTGGCCCGCTTGACCGTCGCGTCCAGCGACAGGCCGCGCGTGCTGGACGCCCCCGCGTTGGTCATGGCCCAGCTCCAGCCCAACAGGGGGTCATAGGTGCTGAACGTCTCCGTCTGCGTCGTCTGCGGGACGGTCGGGAAGCTGATGTACTTGATGCTGGCGGTGACCGCGCCCTTGGGGTCGATCTTCAGCTGAAGGTCGGACAGGCGCGCCCAGCTCGCTGACAGCGTCTGCGTCGTGTCGTACACGGTCAGCGAGTACGTGGGCAGCGCGGCCGTGGACTGCTTGAAGGTGTGCGTGGTCGTCGTGACCACCGGGTCCGACGAGCTGTGTGTGTTCGCCAGCCCGACCCGGCTCGTGCCCGTCTTCCCCAGCACGGTGGTGATGTTGCTGGTGTACGGTCCTGTGCCGGTTGCCGCGCCATCCGTCCACGCGTACTCCAGCGCGGCACCCGTGCCGATCTTTACGACCGTGCCCGCAGCGAGCGACACCGCCGTCTGTATCGACGTCGCCCCGACGGTCGTGCCCGCGGACAGCGTCGTCGACGTCGCCGGGGTCACCGTGTCCGGGCCGATCACCCCAGCGAGGAAATGCCCCAGCAAATCGGGGTAGCACAGGACGTCGATCTGCCACTCGCAGTGCACGACGCCCTGGTACATGCCTTGCAGCACCGTGTCATTGCCCCGGTACGACTCGTCCTTGAGCTCCGTGTACATATCCTCGAAATCGCCCTTGGTGAAGGGGATGCCAATTTGCGGCGCGAGCCACGTACCCGGAGTGGACTCCTTGGCGAGGCCCATGGTCGCCAACCTGCTGATTGCAGTCACTTCGTCGGCTCCTCACCGGTGGGCGCCGACGCGGGCGCTGCCTTCTTGCGGGTGGTCTTGGCCGGCGCATCGTCGGGCGTGGGCTCGTCGTCGACGGGTTCGAATCCGGCGATCGGGTGGGGCCAGTCGACGGTTTCGCCGGGCCCGACCGTGGCCGGGATTTCCGGGATGTCGACCGGCGCCTCGTGCATGCTGCGCTGTCGCACAGGGGCCTCCGGGCATACAGAAGCCCCCGGCGATGCGGGGGCTGGGCGGGAAGGGGGGTCAGCCGGTGATCTCGGTGTCGTCGGCAAAGTACGTGATCTCGGCGCGGAACTCGGCCTCGGGCGGCATCGTGGTCACTGGGTCTTCGAACCGGACGTTCACGTACTCGGGGTTCTCGGCCACGCTGAGGAAGCGCCCGCCGTGGCTCTTGTCGCCGGGGAAACCGCCGATCCGGGTGAGGAGCTTGTCGACCGCGGCATCGAAAGCGCGCTGGTCGTCCTCGGCTCGGCCCTGGCCGCTGGAGAGTGGCCAGATGAGTTTGAGGACGAACTCGTAGGTGGGCATGCGGCGGATGTTCGCGAAGCGCTTCTCGTGTATCTGGCGCCGCAGGACGATCACATAGGTGGAGCGGCGGCCGGGCGTGCGCGGCTGGTAGGCCTGGATGCTGGCCCAGGGGCCGCCGTTCGTGGTGAGCAGGTTGGGGAGGCCGTCGTTCGCCGTGGTCAGCCACGCGGTCTCGCGATCCACTGCGTCAGCTGTGCTCACGGCGCCTCACCTCCTCCTGCGTCGCCGCCTGTTGCTGACCCGTCGGGACAGTGGCGCCCGGCGGTGGAAGCGGGTGCCGTGACGGTGGTGGTTGGGTCCGAAGCGTTGCCCGCGCCGGTGCCGGATCGGCCCGAAGTGGGTGAGCCTGCGGCCGTGCAGCAGCCTCTTGCGGTGGTGGCGAGCGGTGCCGCCGTGCCGGTGATGCAGGCCATGCCGGTGGTGGACCGTATGGCGGTGGTGCAGGCCGGGGCGGCGCTTGTGCTTCAGGTGGTAGCCCTTGCGGCGGTGGACCGGATGCCGCAGGTGCCGCTTGTGTTTCAGGTGATAGTGCCTGCGGTGGATCTTGTGGCGGAGGTGGCGGCGATGCTTCAGGTGGTAATGCCGCCGATGCACCTTGTGCTTGAGGTGCCGCTTATGCCGCAGGTGGTAGTGGCGCCTGTGCTTCAGATGCCGCTTGTGCTTGAGGTGGTAGTGACGGCGGTGATGCCGGTGCGTCACATGCCGGTGGTGGACACCGTGTCGGTGATGCCCGCGATGCCCCCGGTGGTGCCGGCCCTTCAGTGCGGCCGATATGCGGGCGCGGGTCGACGCCGACAGCCTGTGCCCGCGGTGATGGTGGTGTCCGCCGGTGTGGCGGTGGTGTCCCCAGGCCACGGCGACCGCCCCCTACTTGCGGGTGTACGGGGCGAGCATCTCCAGCGCGTCCGCCCGCAGCGCATCCGGGTCGTGCCCGGAGCGCCCGTCGACCGGGTCGAGCTGCTTCACGGCCATCGACGCGGCCATGTACTGGCAGGCCTGCACCAGGTCCGCAGGGACGGTGCTGTAGCCGCCACTGTAGGTGCACACGATGGTCGTGCCGGGCGGCACGAACGTGCCGAGCTGGAAGCGGACGTGCCCGGTGTCGGTCTCGTACTGGATCGTCGAGATGCTCACCGACTGCGTACCGGAGTACGAGCGGAGCAGGCTGATCGAGGAGATGCTGCCAGTCCACATCTCCGGGTAGCGGGCCGGGAACTCCCGCAGCCAGAAATGCCGGGTGAGCAGCGTGGAGCCGAGGGACTGCGCCCGGCTGAAGCCGAGCTGGCTGGTGGGGTCGAGGGGCACGTAGGCGTCGAGGGCGTCCTCGATGTCCATGGCGTCCGCGCGCTGGGTCTCCGTGACCCCGGTGAACGGGGCCAGGCGCCGGTCGCACGCGGATTCGCAGGCGCGGGTCGCCTGCAGCATCAGGTCCGTCTGCGCCTGCGTGGAGAACCCGGACACAAGGTTCGCGAACGGGCCTTCCGTGAACTGGGCGACCGAGGCGAGCGGGGTGGGTGTGTCTGGGATCATCACTCACCCCCGCTGCGCCGGTCGGTTCATTCGCTGATCTCGGTCTGGGACTGCGTGGTCTTCCTCGGTCGGCCGCGCTTCGGAGCCGCAGGCTCGTCGCCCTCGGCGTCCGGACCGGCGTCGGCCTTCTCCGACTTCTCGGGCTTCTCGGCCTTGGCCGGTGCGGCAACCTCGGAGAAACCGGGGATCGCCAGGAGCTCACCGACCAGATACGGGTCGTCGATCTCAACGACGTCGCCGTCGTGCTCCCACGTGTAGCCGGGGCACGACCCGGCCTTGTCCTTGCGGATGTGCGGCATGCGCCCTCCTCCAGGCATGCCGAACGCCCCAGCACAGGTGCCAGGGCGCTCGAATGGGGTTTTGGTCAGCCTTGCTCGGCCGCCTTCTTGCGGGCGCGCAGGGCTCGCTTCGTCTCACGGTCCCTAATGCGGACGCAGGTCCGGCACAGACGATGCCCACGAGCGTTGATCTTCGTGTTGGCCTCGTCGTAGGGATGGCCCTGCGGACAGTGAGTGCGTTCGCCCATCGGGACAGCGGGGGTCTCCCGTTGAGTGGCCCGCCAATCCTTCACCCACGCGGCACGACAGGTGCGACACCCACGCTCGCCACTCGGGTACAGGTAGGTGTTCTCCTCGTCCAGGGGGTGACCCTGGCCGCAGGAGTCCTTGAGGACGTTGCGTGCCGGGGGCGCCTCGCCACGCAGGATGTTCACTCGGTCGGTGACAGGCTCCAGGTGCCCGAAGGCGTTCACGCACACCGTGTTGCGGCAAAGGTGGTCGATGACCAGGCCTTCCGGGATCGGGCCGACGAGGTTCTCGTAGGAGAACCGGTGGGCCAGGCGCTTCTTGCCGTCGAACCAGAAGTAGCCATAGCCCCGGTCAGACGGCCTGCCCTTCCACACCCAGCATGGCCCCAGGGACTCACGGGTTTCCCAGTGGTACCCAATTGGGCCGTTCTTGTTGACCTTGCTGTAGAACCGAGCGGCGGTACTCTCGTCCATGTCGGACCTCCGAGACAGGTTCGGCGCAGGCCGGGAAGGTATGCACACCTTCCCGGCCGCTTTGTTGCCGTAATTCTAATCCAGAATCCCCAACTAGGGGCGCTGAATTAGATATTGGCCACCACTCGACTCAAACGCCCCGTGTATTTCGGGCCGCGCGAGGCCAGGCATGTGTCCGTCAAGACAGCGAAAGGAAGTGTATCCGGCGCGGTGACGGTGGGCGCGAGCGGCAGGATCTGCATGTCGCGCGTGTACGGGCGGACCATGAAGTCCGGGTTCCGCGGGACGAGGTAGATGTCCTCGGCCGCGGCAGTTGCGCTGCGCGGCTTGGCACCGGTGTTCGTGCCCTGGTACGCGGTCGGGCCAGTGTTGCCCGAGCTGTTGGTGAGCAGGTTCGACCCGGTGTCGACGATCGACGTGACCGCCGCGCCGGTGGTGTCGAACGCGTCGACCACACCCAGGAGCGTCTCGCCGCCGCCGGCCGTGCTGCGGTACACCTTGTACAGGACCGGGCTGGCACCGTCGGGGAGGTTCGACGGGGTGCTGAACGACAGCGTCACCGTGCTGGTGCTGCCGGTGGTGGCCTGCGACACCTCGGTGGACGCGGAGATCTCGCCGAAGCGGGCGACGACCGCGGACACCTGGTAGTAGTAGGTGCCCGCCGCCAGAGAACCACCCGTGGTGGCCGTGCCGGTGGTCACGGTGCCCATCTGGTTCGACCGGGGGCTCAGGAACGAGCTCTTGACGATCGGGATGTCGCGGTACGTCGGCACGTTGAGACCGGCGCCGATCGTGACGGTCGGCGCGGCGAAGCGCTGCTGGTTGAGCAGGAGCTGGCCGACGTTGCTGTTCATGCGCGGCGACATGACGAACATCCAGTCGGAGCCGATCGGCATGGCCGCGTTGGTCTCGACGAGGTCGATGAGCTCGTCGAGGTTCTTCAGCGCGAAGTTGCCGCCCGCCAGGTCGGTGGCGTTGACGTAGTTGTTCGACCCGGTGCCCGCGGTCCAGTTGGACACGAGGTAGTCCAGGCCGGAGCAGATCGGGTACTGGCCGTTGGCGGTGGCGCCGTCGTTGCCCCAGATGAAGCTGTTCTCCAGCGTCCACAGCATGGAGGTGACGGTGCCGTCGAGTTCGAGCTGCCGCAGGTCGCCGACGATGTCGCGGGTGACGGTCTGCGCGAACCCGGTGACGGAGCCGACGGCCTGGTACAGCCTGATGTTGAACACCGACTGCTCGTAGGTGGAGTTGCCGATCGGGCGAGCGCCGCCGTCGACGACACCACCAGAGTCCGGCCTCGAGACGCGCCGGTTGAAGAAGTACTGCGTGCTGTGCCACTGCTTCGACGGGATCGCGGCGAGCAACGGCGCGTACCGGCGCTGGTACTCCAGGAGCACCGGGTCGATGGACTTCGGGATGAGGGGGGAGACTGCACCGGCAGTCGTGATGGCTTCTTCCAGCTCGGTCGGCATGGAAGCGCCTCCTTTTCATGCGAAAGCCCCACGCGGCTGCTGCCGTGCGGGGCTGAGGTGGGCGGAAAGTGCGAAAGCCCCGCGGGTGGCGGGGCTTTCAGGAGGGGCTGCCTGCCTACTGGGCGGGCTGGGGGGTGCGGCCGAACGCGCCGAGGAGGATCTCGGCCCGGTCGGCGAACAGCTGCTCCGCGTCGGGCTCCTCGGCGGCAGGCTGCTCGGACTCGTGGACGCGGAAGCCCTTGCGGGCCGGCGTGCCGTGCTCGCGGAGGAGCTGCTCGCGCAGTTCGTCCTTCGCCGCGGCGAGGCCCTCGGCGACGAGGCGGGCGACGCGCTGCTCCTCGGTCTCCTCGACCGGCGCCGGCTCGGGCGCGGTCTCGGCGGCCGGGGCCTCCGGGGCGGGCGCGGTCTCGCGGGCAGGGGCGACGCGGTCGAGGAGCTGCGCGAACTGCTCCTGCGTCAGCGCGACCAGCGGCGCGAGGGTGGGCGGGGTGCTGGCCGTCTCGGCGGCCGGGGTCGTGGGCTCGCTCACGGCGGGCACCTCCGTGGTGTCGGATTCGGTGGTCTCCCCTGCCGGGTCGGCCGGGGAAGTCTGAGGGGAGGGCGTGGGCATGGGGACGTTCGGCTCTACGACGGGCGGGACGCCGAGCTCGGCGCGCGCCTCGCCGAGGGTCTGCGCGGCGGCGGGCACGGACTCCATGTCGTCGTCCGGGCCTTCGTCGTCGCCGTCTGCGCCGTCCACGTCGACGTCGGCGTCCATGTCGGGGTCGAGGGCCTGGAGGGCGCTGGCGACGGCATCCATGGCGGCCTTGGCGACAACGCGGAGGTCGGCAGGGTTGATGCAGCTGTTCCGGATCGTGATGCATGTCGGCCCGTTGAAGGCGTCGATGCAGAACCCGGCGGCGTCGCCCGGCCCGTCGTAGTACTCGCGGACATCCGAGTAGCGGGTGGCGCTCTCCTTCATGGAGCCGTCCTTCTGCCAGTTGTCGGGGATCATGTTGGAGAGGCCGAGGGCGGCGGCGCGCTTGATGATGTGACGCCTGATTGCGTCATGGTCGGCGCCGCCACGACCGACAGCCCTGATGGCCTTGCGAAGGCCGGCCTTCGATTTGATCGGGTACGACGGGTCACCGGAGGCGTTTTTCATCGCCTGGCCCTTGGCGACCATCGCCTTCTTTTGCTTCGCCGAGTACGCCTCGTCCGGAGCGTCTTCAGTGACCGGTTCCACGGTGGCTTCCACGGACTCGCTGATCGGGGTACGGCCCGCAGCGGACTCCGTGGGGCTGCGGTCGGGCACGTAGGAGGCGGCCGTCACGGACGCTCCGAGCACTCCCGGGGTGGCGGTGAAGTCGAGGGCGTCGATCTCCAGGTCCGAACCAGTGGTGACGCGCTCGCCTTCGTGCTCGACGGTCTTCACCGGGCCGAGCCAGTAGCCGTGAATCGACACCGACTTCAGCGCAGGCTGCTTCCCGGTGACCAGGGCGGCGATGTCGCGTCCGTGTGCCGTGTCGTACAGGTCCGCTGTGTAGCGGGCGGCTCCGTCCTCGCCGACCTTGACGCCGGTGAGCCGGCCGACGATCCGCACCGAATCGTCACCGGCCTCATGGTGCGTGCGCATGACGATCGGAAGGCCGTCGGGGTCGGCGATCCGCTCCTGCATTCGGCCCGCAGCTTTCGCGATCAGCTCTTTGCTGTACAGCCGCTTGTTGCGGGACACGCCAGGCGTGAGCATCGTCCCAGTGATGGTGGCGATTCGTCCGGCCATCAGCGTGCCCTCCCTCGTCGCACCGGATGCGTGGTGGTCGGTCTCGGCTGCCGGGGCTTGGGCGCTCCGGCGATGACGCGGAGGACCGCGGCGCGCACGTCGGGGTCGTTCTCGATGACGTCGAGGAGCCAATCCCGGAGTTC